ATTTTCTTCCTCATAATATTTAATCATTTCATTATAAGTAAATTTACGAAGCCAGATTGGCATATTGTAAACAGTATGCCAATCATAACCACCTTTTCCGTGAAATATTATTTGATGTATTTGAGTAAAAAGTGCAATCCTTATTTCAGGAATTTGATTATACGTCAGGCCAAAAAAAGTTAATCCCAACTGGGATATTGACTCTATCGCTATTTCCGTCGGGAAAAAAAGTTAGATCAACATCGGGTTGAATCTCTTTAATGTAATTTCTAAGAGCTTTCGAGTCTTTAGCTAAGAGATAATTATCGACAAAGTTTCGAATATCTTTTTTGTCTCGTTCTCCGTTTACTGAAGTGATAAGATATTTTAAACGGGTTGAAAGTTCAGGGGAATTATCTTTGTTTATTTTCTTTAATCCTTCTAATTCACGGTTTATATCTTGTTCATCTTTGTGTGTTAACAATTTGAATGTAACTGTATTTTTTGAATGGGGTAAAGTAAAAGTAAATTCATTTGTACGACTAGAAAACAATGTTTCATCTAATGGTTTATTTTCAATAGTTGATAAATCTATTGTGTGGGTTTCACCATTATAATCAAATATATATTCTGAACCATATCCTAAAATACGAGATGCTACCATAATAGCGTTTTTATCGCCTACTAGCAAATCATCGTAATTGATTTTTGATACAATCAGAGATTTCATTAATTTATCTAATACTGTTCCATTTTTAATATAAGATGCATTAGTAAGAATATCTTCTTCTTTAGCAGTCATGTATTTCATTTCGATAACACCTTTTGCTAATTCAGATCCTTCAGCGTAAAGTAAACCTTTTGAGGGTAATTCAATGGTTTCAGTGGGTAAATTAAACTTTGATTCTTCCATAATTTTTATTTTGTTATAACTTTATTGTTTGATATACATATATTAAAGAGAAGTAATATTATCAGGATTTATATTAAATGATATTACTCCTGGTACTTTTCTTATTAATGCTGCAATTTCTTCCATTTTTGAACGGTCAAAACCACCTTTTGTAATCCAAGGATAACCATCTACTTTTACAGTTAAAATAGATTGAAATCTTTCTGTGTTTTGTTGAGCATATTCAATTGGTTCTTTTGAAGAAATAACTGAAATTCCTGTAATTGCTCTAATATCTGAATAAATTTCTTTTTGGGGGCGTTGTTTAATGTTAGATATTAACATTCCTACCATTTTAAATTTATCTTGGTATTCTTCACTTAAAGTTCTTTTAAGTTCTTCTTTTACTAAAGTACGTAGAGCGGTTAGTTTCATATGTTATAAATATTACATTACCTAAGTAATGTTACATGACCATGATCTATTCTTTTTTCATCAGTATTTAACATGTCAAATTTAACTATCCAAATATAAACACCTTCTTGACATTTTTTTCCATCATAAGTTCCATCCCACTTACCTGCAGGATCATTTGATTTCCAAACTATTTCTCCCCATCTATTTAAAACAAATAATTCAAAATGATCTGTAGAATATCCACTTGTAAATATAGGACCCCATAATTGATTAAATTCATTTCCATCGGGGGTAAAACAATTAGGTACCCAATAAATTAAAGGATCACATTCAATAACAGTTACAGTATATGTTTGAGGTAAGCTAGGACAATTGTTAGATATAGCATTTGCTGTAATTTCATATATCCCGGCTTCATCCCACGTTAAAGTAATTTCTTCTCCATAATAATATAACCCATTTACTTCCCATTCTATAGTTCCTCCATCAGTTACAGAAGTAAAATAGGTAAATGTTTTATAATTATTACATATTTCTACTGTTTGTTGAGAAAAACAAATGAAAGGAAGTAATATAGATATTAAATATTTCATTAATTGTGTTGAATTGGAGATAATACTGGAACTGGGTTGATTTGGGCACCTGTAGTTGATGTAAATGTACATCCACCATTAGTATATGTGTATGTGATTAAGGAGTTGGTTGTACCTGGGCAAAATTGGTTTCCTGTTACACCGGTACCTGACCAAACTCCACCTGCAGGGGTTGCTACTAAAGTTACACATGGATCGTTTGCACAAAATGGTCCTACTGGGGTAATTACAGGAATAACTTGGTAAATCAATACATTAAGTGTTACTGGGGTTGCAGGACATCCTGAAGGGCTAGTATATGATACTGAAATAGCATTATTAATTAGTCCTGGGGGGCAAGCTGACCAATTGACTTGAATTGAGTTAGTTCCTTGACCTGATACTAAAGTAGCACATGCGGGTACTGTCCAAGTATATGTTCCTGTTCCAATTGAGGGTACTTGATAAGTAGATAAAGATGTTGTTTGATAACAAACTGTATCTGGGTTAGTTGAGGTTAATTGTGTCATTGAAAATGTAGACACTAGAAGAAATAAAAGTAAGAATAAACGTTTCATGATATTAAGTTTTAATTATGAATAATAGCCCCTAATACGGGGGGTGTTGCATTGATTGTTCCGTTAAATATAGTAAATGGTGTTACAGCATCACATGAGTTACTATTGTAACTGCCCCATAATCCATCTGGTCCTGCTGTAACTTGTAAAAGTAGACTTTGAGACGTACAAACATTTGCTACTGTTAATGTAACACAAAATGTCCATGTACATGAACCTGAATCTCCAAAATCATTTCCTGGGTTGCCATCTACTGATAAATCGAAAAAATATCCTGGTCCTACTGTTACTACTGGTGTAGTAGTTGAAGTAACTGAGGTTTTCCATACCCATTGTCCTCCAGTAGAATTTCCTCCACAATTTGCAGGAGCACTTTGAGGTGAAACAGATGCCCATCCTGGTCCTAATGTTAAATCAAATCCATCAATCCAATTAGTTCCTGTTTGTGAATAACCTACCATTGTATAACACATTGTTACTGTTTGACCAGGTAAATATGTTCCCCCAACAGGTAAAGGGGTTAATGTAAATGATTGGGTTCCTGCACATTGGGTATAACCAAAATAAGATAAAAGAACAAATAATATAACATTAATCCATTTCATGTTTATAAATATAATGATAAAAATTTAATAAACCAAGGGAAAGTAAAAAAGCTCCAATAAATTGGAGCTTCTATACGGTATATATTAATTTAAAAATTAATAGTTCAAAATACAATAATCTGGTTGTACTGTTACTGTAATGTTTACTGCAGTACCATCATCATCCCAGTTATAATCTCCAAAGTTAACTTCGGTAATCATGGCTCCTTTAATAATCCATTCATTAACAATATCACCTACTGGGCCTAAACCATTGAAAGTAATATCTTTTTTGTAGAAATCAGAGTAACCATCTCTACCTGTTACTGATTCGTGACCTAAACGAACCCATTCCATTACAGTTTGTGAACCAGCAGGAGTAATTGCTTCAAATAGTGTAAATTGAACTGTATTCCAAATGGTTTTTCCTTTTACATAACGTTGAACGTTAATATGGTTAAGGGCAACTGCTGTTTGAGTTAATGAAATAGCTCCCATTCCTTTTACTAAATATGATGGAATACCATCCATATAAAGGATAAAACGGTTGGTTAGTCTAGGTTCAAACGCTGTATAGAATATTTCGTTCGGATTTAAAATTGCCATTTTCTTTTTATTTTAATTTTGTTTTATTATAAATATCTAATTTTTTTATCTTTTATCCAGGAAATTCAGCTCCTGTTGGTTGTAAAATAAAATCTAAAGATATAAATTCTGCTGTTCTAGTTGGTTGAATATAAATTTGTCCTACTAACTGATTTCTATCTATTACATCCGGACCATTGTTTGAATCATTCATGATTACTTTAAAAGCATACAAACCTTGTTTTTGTTGGATAGTTTCTAGATATGGAGTTACTCTTGCCAAAAATGAATTTCTTGTAGCAATAGTGTTTTGTTCAAATACTACAGTATCTGCTATTTGACGAATATAACTTTTTAATTCAATTAGTAAACGTCTAACATTTACCCTATCAAGAGCAGAAGCTGCTTTTTGTAATGTTTTTTGTCCAAATACAACAACACCTTGTCTTGTTAAAGTAGCTAATGGGTTAATATTATTTTCGTATAATTCATCTTTTTGAGATTGGCTTAATCTGTATTGAGCACGTAATACTGTTGATAATCCACCACGGTTAATACCTGCTGGGGCAAACCAAGGTGCAGATACTTTATCATTAAATGCATATACACCAGGTATTACTGTTGAAGCAGGAACCCAAACATGTTTTCCAGTTGCTGGGTCTATGATTCTTACCCAAGGCCAGTATGTAGCAGAATATGAGGTATCTCTAGATTGAGCTTGAGTTGTTGCGTCTGCAAGAATACTATTATATTCTGTTAAATCCATTACAAATAAACTATCTCCTCTGTTTTGAGTATTTGTTATAATACTAGTAATTTGAGCAGTATGTAAATCATTTGTTAATCCAGGAGCAAATAATACATTGTATTGGTATGCTTCATTATTAGATAGGATACTAATTGCAGTATTATAATCAGATCCTATTAGTCCTTGTGAATTGGATGAATCTATAGTATCGTAAAAATTAATATTAGTTGGTTGCTGTCCTGTAGCTCCATTAAATAATCCGTTTTGTGCTGCTGGAATAGAACCTGTAAATTCTGGTTTTGGAGTTCCATTAGGATCTAAATAATTTGGTGTAGGGGTAATAACCGATTTTACACGAATATAAAGCGATTTATTTGGGTAATCACCAGTAACTATAATTTGATTTGTTTGGGGATCATATTCTTGTTTTTGGTCACCTATTACTTTAGAAATGTATTTTGGTGAATTTGGATCTAAATTAACTCCATTCCAACTTTCAAGAATTACTCTATTATTATCAGTATCATTTCCTCTTCTAACAAGTATATTAAATGTTCCTGATCCTGTA